CACGTCTAAGTGTTTCCGCCCATAACCTATTGGTTTTACTAGAGTAATTGTTTCCCTTGTTTACTTCTGAGCTACGTTCTGCTGCTAGTCTTTTTCGTTCTTCGTTATCCATTGTTTTGCAACTCCCTTAGGTTGGTTGCCCTCTGTGTTTATCGGCTTAATAGCCCTTTGTAATACATTTGTTCAATTAGTCTTGGGTCTACATAGTTTTGTTGCATAGTCTTACCTGGGTTGATAAGATTTTGCATGTATGGTGACATTTGGCTTTGACCTGAAATAGGTGGTGTCATATTGCGTCTCATTTCAGCTATCATCTCAGGTGTCATTCTCATAGGTTCTGGCATTTGTCCTACTTGTGGACTTAATAAACCTTGTTGAGCCATTTGGCGAGCCATTAGTTCTTGCTCAGTTGGTTGACCACCTGTCATAGCATTTACTAAATAATCTAAGAAGTTCATAGTTCAGATTCCCTGTTTTTTCCTTTAAGAGGATATATCATTCTTTGGTATGTTTCCCACCATTCTTGACTATAGTCTGTATTCTGATAGTCTTTAAAGCATGGTGTGCCTAATGTGTGATGCACTAACTTAGCGTCTGCATTATATTCGTATTCTGTTTCTAGCCAGTTCCATGTTTCGTCTAGCTTACCTACTTGTTCTTCTGGATACTTGAGCCATTCAAACCTATGTAGGTATTTACCTGTTTGTTCTTGAATAAACCTAGGTGTTAGCTGACGGTTTAACCAATGTGAGCAGTTCCATAACATAACGCTTGACCAGTTCTTTTTAGGATAGTCTTCGTTCTTTGCACCTAGATATTTAACTGGATGCTTTGTTGTATAGTGATGCTTGACTACCTTGATTGCTTCGTCTGTATCAAAGTTAGCTAGTATCTCTGCAATATCTGTTCTGCATATCATATCACCATCTACGAATAGTGCGATACCTTTAAAGTTATTTAGATATGGCACTAAAAAGCGTGAGTAGATAAATGCGTTACTACCGTCTTTATGTGTTTCTTCGTAGTCTTTTAAAGTGTTTAATGCTAATGGTGTAAAACTTACCGGTATAGATGACTTCTCTATAACTGACTGGCAAAAGTTATGATAAGCAATTGGTTCTACCTTGCCATCATATCCTACATATATATCTAGTTTTACCACTTTACTTTGTTTGCCCAAAAAGCGGCACTCATTTTTCCTTTAGCAATGTTCTTAGCGTGTCTTGCTTTAAAAGACTTTGCTCTATCTGTATTTGTTTTGTCACCACTTACGCCTTTTTGTCCAAAGCGTATAAGTTTCTCTGTGTCACCATCTTTAGCTAAGACTGCATGTGACTTAGTAGGATGATTAGGCGTTCTCTTAGGTTTATTATAACCTGAAAATGTTTCCTTACCCTTCTTAATCATTTCTTTTTCTTAGCTGTCTTTGCTGATTGTTTAAATGCCATAGCAGTAGGTGCACCTTTTGTTCCTACTTTACGCATCTTTTCACCTGAGCCTGCTGCTATTCTTTTACGCTTAGCATGGATGTTAGCCCACAAGCCTGGTTTACTTGCCACGTTTAGCTGCCTTTTTCATAGGCTTAGCTGCCATAGCTTTACCTGTTTTCTTTGAGTATTCTTTAGCTTCTTTCTTACCCTTTTCGGTGTAAGCAAACTTCATTTTTCCGACCATTGGCATAATTATTTACCTTTCTTTTTAGCCATGCCAGCTTCTGATAAAGCAATAGCGATAGCTTGTTTAGGAGATTTTACTACTTTACCACCCTTACCTGAATGTAATGAACCTGTTTTAAATTCCTTCATTACCTTGCTGACTTTCTTCATCTTGCCTGCTTTTGTCTTCGGTGCTGACTTCATGTTGTTTCCTTAATTTAATAAATCTATGGTCATATCTACAATCATTGCATAGCGGATACTCGGTAGAGTCAAAAGGGTCACCGCATTGGCTGCATATTGTTACTAAGAGTGTCATATAAAAGAAAAAGCCCAACCAAGGAGAGAGTATGGTCAGGCTTTTGTGGGATTACGTTATTAACGGACAGGAGTTGTCCAACAAGTAGTATTATAGCATACTTTGCTATATCTGTTCAACAACATTATGCGTTTATTCGTCTTTCTGCAATTGTAAGCAAGTTATCATATGCCATATCTAATTGCCAATAAAAGGCTAATGGTGGTTTAGCACCTAAGTATTTAGCATAGATAGCGTCTTGTTGTCCTTGTTCTAAGCTATGCACAATAGCGTGAATAGTTCTAATATTACTCATGTCCTGAGCTGAACACATCTCTTCAAACGCTTCTGAAGTTGACTCTCCACCAGATGACATGCCTATGCTTTTAGATGGATAACCTAACTTGTGATTATCCGATTTCATCCATAAAGCCCAATCCTCTAGGATGGATAATAAGCGTTCCATACTAATCATATTGTGTTAGCGTATAAGCTACGCTTTGCCCAAATGTTTCTTGTGTAGTTCTTTGCTGAAGGTTATGTTTAGCATCATCTGCATTATGACTGATAACACCTTTTATTTGGTCTTCTGTGAAGTTTGCTGTGTGTCCAAATATACCTTGTAATGGATGTGGTTGTGGAATGTAATAGTGCATAAGTCTATTATCTTTATCTTTGAATGCGTGTATATGACCCTCCATCTTCATGGTCACAAGCAAGTTTTTAATAGTATTATAATTGCCATCTACATGTGCTGCTATATCTTTTATAGCTTTAGGCTCTGTAAGGTAAGCTAGTATTTTATCTCTGGTATTCACGATACATCCTTAATTTTACAATGCCACTTCTTCTTATCGTCTTGATGCCAACCATGCACATGAATAGTCCAGCCAGCTTCACGAACATGTCCTACGTTTTCATGGTCACCTATCTTCTTTACTCTAGCTGACATATTACCTGCTGTAGTTGTTTGTACTGCTAATACTTCTTTACCCTTTAAAGCTAGTAAGTCTATAAAGCCAAACAAGTCCTGTCTTATCCTTGCAAAACTATTCCAATGTTCTACTACTGCTACTGTGTATCCTTCTTCTCGTAATTTTTTAAGACTTAACTGCGTTGGGCTAGTTGCCATCAAATTGACTTTCGTTAGGTTTAGATGTTCCGTCTTTAAATCTTTTCTCTACATTACCGGTGGACTTATTAAGTTCGTATTCATAAGCGTGTGGTGATACGTCATCACTATTCTTTTTCTTTTTAAATATCTTGTCCCAGTTGTCTTGTGCTTCTTGTTCAGAAATTAACAATGGTCTTCTTCCAGAACCTTTACCCATTACCTATCCTTTCTTGTTGTAACTTTTCATATTCTTTGTTCAGCTCACAACCTAAGTATTGTCTACCTAATTGTTTAGCTACTTGTGCAGTTGTGCCACTTCCCATAAATGGGTCAAACACAATACCAGATTTAGTTTCATTAGTATCACATTTACATTGTTTTACTAAACCTTCATCTAAATAATTATTATCACACTTTAAACCACTCTTATAAAATATTTCAGTCATTTGTTTATCATACTTATCATCTAATAAAAGCATTTGTTTAAGTTTAATCCAATCTTCTTTATCAGGATAACTACCACCTTTTTCAAACCAATGATGTGGTGCTTGTGTGCCAAATGCAGTTTCTATTTCGTCTATTGTTAATCCAATTAAATTTCTATTAGATTGTAAATATTCACGTAACTCATCATGGTTAGGTAAATTTCTATATTCTATTACTTGGTTTCTAAACTCTTTATCTATAATAGCGTATGGTTTCTTTTCTTTGTTAGTTTCAATAATGTTATTTCTTATTTGTTCTACTTCTTCTAAAGTTAAATTGCGTTCAATTTTAGTTTGTCGTTTATATGGAGTATTACATTTGACACATATTTTTTCAGGACTACCAGCTAATATACATGGTTCAATAAGAGCTGTTGGGTATGTAGCAAAGTGAGCTCCTTTGTAAGGTCTAACATTAACTGTCCATACATCACGTTTGTTTCTCATGCCATCATATATTTTATATTCAGGTGGTCTAGCATTTACTCCAAATTGGTTTTGACGTTCAACACTACCTTTTGCACCTTTAGTTCCTGCTGGAGTTACACCTTGTTCTTTTATAGCAAGATGGTCAAAATAATATTGTGGTGATTTAGATAATAGAAATATATATTCATGGGACTTTGTACATCTATCTGTTACAGACTCTGGCATTGGGTTTGGTTTATGCCAAATAATATCTTGTCTTAAATACCAACCAGCTTCACGTAATGCAAATGCCAACATCCATGGTATGCCAATTAAGTCTTTTGGTTTTATACCTTGTATTACAGGTGGTCTAGTAACACCATATTCTGTATTACCTCTTAATGATTGATTTGTTGTTGATGTTCTACCACCGCTAGAATAACTATCACCAATGTTTACCCATAAAGTTCCATCATCACTTAATAGTTCTTTTACATGATTAAATACATCTACCATGTTTTCTATGTATTCTTTAGGCGTTTGTTCAAGACCTATTTGATTATCAATTCTTTTAGCACCACATTTTTTACAAATATCACGATAATTATACTGTTGAGTTCCTTTATTTTTTGTTTGTAATTTTGATGCTTCACCATGACCGCCTAAATATTCTTTATGGTCACAATTTACATCTCCACCTTCCCATGTAGCAGTTCCATAATCTCTTAATCCATAATAAGGTGGGGAAGTAATACAAGTTTGTATTTTAACGCCTTCATCTATCCAGCGTTTCATTATTTCTCTACAATCACCAAATTCTATTTTGTTCATTTTATTTGTATATGGTTGTTAGTAAATAACCATCCTATAGTTTTTCTGTGTGCTTCTTCCCATGCTGCTATTCTATCATGCTTATCTAAACTTTTGTCATTATCTATCATGTGGTGGCATTGGTGACATAAGAACGCTATACGATAATCATGTCCCTTTATACCTGTTCCTTTGCCATCACGTAATTGATTAGAGTGTGCAGATACTACTGTTCCGTCTTGCATAGAACACATCATACATGGTGCTCCATCTGCTAGTTTAAGTAGTTTAGGGTTTCTATAGTTCACTAATAATCCCAACCCCAACCCATAGTCTGACCCCATACCTCTATCTGTTGTTGGTATTCTGTCATCTCACTTGTGGTTAGTTTAGTTGTTGACTTTATAAGTTCTACAGGCATACCTGCTATTTCAGTTTGGTATCGTAAAAACTTATATCCCATAAGTTCATGTATCTTGTCTTTCTCAATACCAAGATGCTGACCTATGCTTGTATACAATTCCCATAGTCTTTCGTTTTGTTCTAAGCTACGGTTAAGTTTTGCATCTGTTACTGTTACACGCCAGCGTTTAGTGAAGTCAAGAGTTTTTAGTTTCTCTATAAGCTGGGGTAAGTTGTCTTTGGTTAGTGCCCACTTTATCATCTCTCCATCCTTTCGTTTTAAATACTTGTCCGTCTTTAGAAGTTGCTTTGTATTCTATATCGTTACCGAATAGCTTTTTACATTGTTTGATAAATTCATTTATGGTCATTTGTCTATTTCCTCAAAAACAATTTGTTTCGGCAAAATGTTATGGCATACATATACACTTGAAAATGGTGGATTAAGTTTTGGTTTAACATCTGAATAGTCTTTAAAATAAGAAATTCTTTTGTTAAAGTACATGACTTCAAAATCATTGCTTTTAAATAACCCAAATCTTTTTTGGCTTTCAAATAATCCAACAACACCAACTAACATAGCAAATGGTTTTTTAGACTCAAATAGTTTATTAAATACCTCATATTTTAATGAATATGGTGGATTAGAAATTATGTAGTCACAGTTATCAAATAGCTCGTATGTAAAAAAGTTTTCTCCATTAAACTTATGTGTATGTATTACTGTGTGTCCATGTTCTTTGAATGTTTTTACAAATAAACTTTCGTGTGTATCAAATGGACACCAAATTTTGCTATTAGGTTTTATATATTTTAACAATGGAGTTATAGCATATTTTGGAGTATAAAACTCATCGTTGTTATTAATTCCGTTTTCAATAATATCTTTATTAGTAATTAAATCTAATTTCATCTTGGTGGACTCTCGTTATATCTTAAACCTTTTTGGTCAAACCAAAAGTTAAACGAACCTTCCCATTGTGCATTACGCTGCTTCTGAACAAATACCTTTGCATCTGGAATAATCTTTAACTCAGCTTCAGGTGTGTTTCCTGCTTCTATTAATTTTTCTTTACTGCGATTACGCCAGCATAGGATAAGTGAGTCACATAAATTACGCAGATGACTTGAACCCATCAAATCTGTTGCATCAGGTATATCAGTTTCATCTTTCATCTTACGTGTATGTGCAACCAAAAATATGTGTATCTGTAAATCACGACATACTACTGCTAAAGTATTAACAAACCTTTTTTGTGCATCTAGTGACTCTTCAGAAATATCATTCAGCTTCATTAAACTATCTATCACAAATACTTCTACACCTAGAATATGTTTTCCATAGTATAACGTAGCAACCATATCTTGTGAAGTAGTTACACCTGTTTGGTCGTAAATATATAACTTTTCTTTAGCACGCTCACAAAACTTATGTATATATTCATCTGTTGGCTCTGGTGAGCCTAATGTTTGTGTAACCATTCTAGCTAATGTCAAAACAGGTCTCATTTCTAAAGACGCTATTAAGCATTTAGTATTTTGTTTCATCATAGACAATATGACTTGTGATAACCACATAGACTTACCATGCCCTGATACACCAGTAAGAATTGTTAGTTCCGAAGCCCTAACCCTGAACTTATCTTCCGTCTTAACCCAGCCAAGCGATTTTCCACTATGAATTTCCTCACCAAAATACTTGACCAAGTCATCAGCAAATATATCCGTACTCTTAACTTTAAACTCTGCATGTCCATACCCCTCATTATAAAATTCTTGAACTGTTGATTGGCTAACTGTTAGTTTATCTATTACTTCACCTATATTCACTAAATGCCACCTTCCCAAACTTTACGTTCTTGTGGAGCTTCACCATCATTCCATCTTTCCTGGTTAAGCAAAGTAAGTGGAGCTGGTGAGAAGCCATCTTTCCATGATTGAGTATTTTTCATTTTGTTTACATACCCTATCACTTCATCTGCTATAGCGTCAATGTTTTTGTTAGCCCATCTTTCCATACAGGTTTTCTTGTTTACTTTGCGAACATTAGGATAGCTTTCCCAAAATTCTTCAAACCTATTGGTCGTTTTAACGACATATATATCTTCTCTTATCTTCTTTACTCTACTCTTCTCTATCGTAACAGGCTCATAGTTTTCGACTAGCAGTCCTCTAGTAAATAGTTCTTTTACTATTTTCTCAACAAAATCAATAGGATAATGTAATCTAAAAGCTATTTCAAAGTTGTCAGGTAACACGCCATCACTTTCAGAACCAAGACACCACAACTCTACTAAAACAGCTTTTTGTTCAAAAGATAGCCTATGAATATCTATGTTATTTATATAATCCGTACCATAAAACTTGAACCACGTCATCTTTTTTTGATAACGTGGGTTCTTAGGATTGTATAGATTAAACTTTTCCCAGTTCTTAATCTTGTACATTCATGTCTCCTAAACCTTGACAGATATGTTCATAAATTATGGTTAATTCTTCTTCATCTAATTCTAAACCGCCACTTGTTAAATGGGTATCTGATGCATCTATAATGTTTTGTATTTTACATAATGATGTTTGTGCTACTAATAATTTTTCTAATAATTCAGTTTGTGTCATGTTACTCTCCATAAAGTTAATAATGCCAAAAGACATTAACATAACTAATTCTAGTTGTAAACTAATTATTTGTTAGAAAATACTTGACAGGTGTTTTTTATGAGTTTAAAGTTTGTTTGTCAACTTTAGGAGAGAGACATGAGTATAAAGACAATGATGGTAATAGCAGTAGCATTTTGGGCTTATGTATGGCTTTGTTTACAGATTATGGGTAAGCTGGCAGGTGCAATATGAATAAATACCTATGGCTATTCCTTTTTGTATTTTGGGGGTATATAATATGGCGAATGGTTTAGAACATATAGCAGATATTCTTAAACGATTGAATGACGAACTTAAATTAGATAACGATAAATGGGAGAGAGAAAATGTCACAACAACAACATTACGACCAGGTGATGATGGAACAACACCAGCAACAATTACAACAACAGGAGAGACAGATGACTAAACAAGGTGTAGTTAATATTAAAGGCAAGAACTATAAAACAGTAGCATTAAGAGTTCAGGAATTTAGAGAACAGTTCCCTACTTACTTTCTTACTACTGAAATAGTTAAAATTGATGATGAACAATGTATTGTAAAGGCTTATGCAGGCGTTCACTTAGAAGGTGGTCAAGTACAAACATTTGCTACAGGTCATGCACAGGAGTTCCGTAAAGCATCACAAATTAATGGAACATCATATGTGGAAAACTGTGAGACCTCTGCTATTGGTAGATGTTTAGCAGCTTTAGGATTAGGTGGCACAGAGTTTGCTTCAGCTAATGAAGTAGTTAATGCTATTCATCAACAAAACAATCCTGTAAAGTTAGTATCTAAAGAAGATTTTCTATGATTGAACAACGCACAGAAGAGTGGTTTCAGCAAAGATTAGGCAAGGTGACAGCATCCAGAATATCGGATGTTATCGCCAAGACTAAAACAGGCGTATCTACATCACGTCAAAACTACCTTGTCCAACTTGTATCAGAACGTCTTACAGGCAAGAAAGGCGATAGTTTTGTTAATCAGGCTATGTTAGATGGAATTGAACGGGAGGGTGCTGCTAGGGAGCTTTATGAAAGAACTAGAGGGGTATCTGTTACAGAGGTCGGTTTCTTTGACCATCCTGTTATTAAGAATAGTGGTGCTAGTCCTGACGGAGCTGTAAATGCAGAAGAGGATGGTAAGTATGCGGGTCTTATAGAGGTGAAATCGCCCATAGAAACTACCCATACTAATACGCTTATTAGCAAGTCAGTTCCTAGTAAGTACATACCACAGATGCAATGGCAATTAGCTTGCACCGGTGCTAAGTGGGTAGACTTTGTAAGCTATAATCCTAACTTCCCTGAAGAACTACAGTTATTTGTAGCTAGGGTTGATAGAAATGATGATATGATTAATGAGCTAGAAACAGAGGTCATTAAATTTTTAGACGAAGTAGAACAAACAATTATTAAACTAAAGGAGTAGTATATGGCTGAGTATGACAAAACAAACACGTTTACCTTAAACAAGAATGATAAAGGTGATAATCCTAAACGACCAGACTATAGAGGAAAGTTAAATGTAGATGGTATTGAATTTACTTTATCAGGTTGGGTTAAAGAAGGTCCTAATGGTAAATTTATTGCTGGTGCTGTAGCAATGGTAGCAACGGATGAAAGACTTAAACCTGCTGTTGAAGGTGCAGATGAGGATGTTCCTTTCTAGGAGCATCCCCATACTGCTTGTAACTATTTATTCATTACGTACATTGTTACTTCAAAGCCAAAACGCATTTCTGTTGCTGTTGGTGTTGTCCACATAGCGGTTCTCCTTTCTTTTAGATTTATAATAGAATTATACGCTTGTGTTGGTTTACTAGACACCAGAAAAGCATGAAAGGTTTATAATGGATATACATAACTTAGAATTAGATATAGCGTGTTATGCAACTGCTGTGTACCATGAAGTTAATACAAGAACACTTGAAGAAAAAATAGGAGTTATAAATGTCATACGCAATAGGGTTCGTAGTGGTCTTTGGGGTCGTGATGTATGCTCTGTTGTTTATGCTAATGGTCAGTTTATTGGGGTTACGGATGAACGTCATCCTACCGTTAATGAAAGGGCGTATTTGGAGACTAAACTACTTGTTATTGATACGATTGTTTATAATAAATATGCAAATCCAGTTGCAAATGCTTTATATTTCCATGATGACTCAATACCGCCAAAGAAAGAATGGTTTGGTAAACGCAAGAAAACGCACATAGGAAGGATGGTGTTTTACTAATGGCTA